ATCAGGCCGGCTCCGTCGTCGAGGCCCAGCGCCAGATGATGCAGTTCGCCCGCATGTCGGTTGACAATCCAGTGCAATTGGCGGAACATATTCTCCGTGCCCGTGGTATTGACCCGCGCGCCGCTTTCAGTGGACAGCCCCAGGCATCCACTCAGGGCCAGCAGCCGGACTTTCAAGCCACGCTAGCGCAACTCGTTGACCAGAAACTCCAGCCGATCCTTGGCGGGTTTCAGCAACAGCAGACTCAGCAGCTTCAAAGCCAGATCGACGCCTTCGCTAGCGACCCGGCGCATCCGTATTTCAACGACGTTCGGACCCATATGGGTCAACTCATGGAATCGGGTCACGCCAAGACGATGGATGAAGCCTACGAGATGGCAACTTGGGCCAATCCGGCCATTCGGTCGTCCCTGTTGGCGACGCAAGCCGAGGAAGCGGATCGCAAGAAAGCTGCGGAGGTGGAGCGGGCACGTAATGCCCAGCGCGCCTCAATCACCGGGTCGCCTGTGCCGGGAGCGGCCTCGCTCAACGGCTCCGGCAATCCAAACGCAAGCATTCGTGAAGACCTCCTCGCGGCTGTGAGACAGCACACGGGGGCGGTCTAGGAGAAAATAGATGGCTTCCCCGAATTATTCGGAAATCGCAACCACCACGCTGGTCCATCGGCAGAAGAAGCTGGCGGACAACGTGACCAAGAACAACGCGCTGCTCTATCGCCTGAGCGAGAAGGGCAACGTCAAGCCGGTCCCCGGTGGCCGCACCATCGTGCAGGAACTCGAGTACGCCGAGAACGGCACGTTCACGCGCTACTCCGGTTACGACACGGTCAGCATTGCCCCGTCCGACGTGTTCACGGCGGCCGAGTTCGACTGGAAGCAGGCGGCTGTCGCCGTCTCCATGTCGGGCCTCGAAGAGTTGCAGAACAGCGGCCCCGACGCCGTGATCGACCTGCTCGAAAGCCGGATCAAGAACGCCGAAAAGACCATGATGAACAACATCGCGGTCGATTGCTATTCCGATGGCACCGCCTCGGGTGGCAAGCAGATCGGCGGCCTCCAGTTGCTGGTGGCGGATACCCCGTCCTCGGGCACCGTGGGCGGCATCAACCGCGCGACGTGGACCTTCTATCGCAACATTGCGGTCAGCACGACCTTTACGGCGGCGGCTATCCAGACCGGCCTGAACTCGGCCTTCGCCCAGACCACGCGCGGCAAGGACCAGATTGACCTCTGGCTGTCCGACAACACCGCTTGGCTGGCCTATCTCGGCTCGCTCCAGGCCATCCAGCGCATCACGTCTGACAAGATGGCCTCGGCCGGCTTCCAAGCGCTGAAGTTCATGGGCGGCGACTTCGTCCTTGACGGCGGCTTCGGTGGCGGCGCCCCGTCCAGCCACGTCTACGGCCTGAACACCGACTATATCTACTACCGGCCCCATCGCGACCGCAACATGGTCCCGCTGAACCCGGACCGCTTCAGCACCAACCAGGACGCGATGGTCAAGCTCATCGGGTTCGCCGGCAACATGACATTGGCCAACGGCTTCGTCCAGGCGGTTTGTAAGTAACCGGCCCAGGAAAAGGAGAACATCAAATGACTACCGCAACTTGGGCAAGCCTCGACCTCCAGCTTGGGGGCAGCGTCCCCGGCGCCTCGGCCGATACCCCGGCGACGCAAGCTATCGGCACGATCAAGCGCTTCTTCGACACCACCGGCCTCTATGGGGTTGGCGAATTCATCTACCTCCCCGGCGTTGCTTCGCTCGCGGTCGGTGATGTCGTCGAATACAACCTGTCGGCCGGCGTTGCGGCGCTGACTGACGCGACGGTCGTTCGCTGGGCTGGCACTGCCGGCACCGGCAAGGCGCTCGCTATCGCCATGACGGCCAATACCTCGGCCACCACGTACAGTTGGTACCAGATCGGCGGCGCGGCCGTCGTGAACACCAACGGCACCGTGGCGGCTGGTGACAAGGCCTTCTGGCAGGCGACGGCTACCGTCTCGACCACGCAGGTCAACGGCAAGCAGGTGCTGGGCATGTCGGCCTTCTCGGCCAACGGTGTGCCGTCTGCCAACAAGGCGGTCTACACGATCGACCGGCCGCACGCGCAGGGCCAGATCCTCTAACCACCAGGGCGGGGGCTTCGGCCCCCGTCTTTTCTTTCTCTTTCAACCGGACCCGCACGAGCGGCATGGAGGCAGTATTGAGCGACCCCGCGATCTTCAAGGTTGTAGACCCGCAGAACCCCAAGGAAGCTGTCTATATCCGCTTCGAGTGGCAGACCGAGAAGAACGAGGCGGAAAGCGACAAGGCTGGAGCTCCCCTGTTCGACACCATCCTGCTGGCATTCATTTCGGCGCCCGGCATGACCCGGAGCGAGGCCACCAAGGTTTGCGAACGCAAAGACCCGCACGGCAAGATTACCGTGAGCAAGGACGCCGTTGACCGCTACGGCCCACAGATCGAAGCCTTCAAGCGCGGCGATGCACCGCCCGACCTGATGGGCATTCCCCTGGCTGAACTCTCCGGCCTCGACGCCGCGATGCGTGCGACGCTGAAGGCGATGAACATTCACACGGTCGAGGGGCTTGCCAGCATGGCCGGCACGACCCCGATCATGGGCTTCCACAAGTATCAGCGCATGGCGCAGGCGTACCTCGACCAGCGCGAAGGGCAGGCGCCCGTCGCCAAGCTCGCCGCCGAACTGGAAGCGGAGCGCGAGAAGAACGGCCGGCTGGAGAAGACGGTGCAGGATCTCGCCGGCCGCCTCGCCAAGCTGGAAGACCTCGACGAGAAGCCAACCAAGCAGCGCAAGGCAGCATAACCATGGCCGACACCGTCAGGGATCGCTTTCAGCGGGCAATGTCTAAGCCCCAGGAAGATGTCAGCATGAAGCTGGCACGCCTCTTGATCGGCCGACTGCCTGCTGACCCCGTGACGGTGCCATCTGCCCCCGTGCCCCCGCCCGTGACTGCTGCCGACTTCGCACGGCAACCGGGCGTCCTCCCGCAGTCGTCAGCCAAGGTCGTGCAGAACACGACACCGGCCCCGGCCGCGCCGCCGGCTGGCGCCCCGGCACAGGTCATGCCGCCGATTGACGTGACAGCCTCGCCCTTGCCGCCAGAAGTGCCGCCCATGCCCGCGTCTATTCCCGTGGGGGGTAGCGATGGCACCGTGCGCGGCGACCTGATGGCAGCCGTCGCCGCTGCCGCACAGAAGCGCGGCATGGCGGCCCCGTGGACGATCAACCAAGGCACATTGGCGGACCAGAAGGGATGACTGTTCTCTCGATCATTCAGACCGCGTGCGCTTGGCTGGCGCTGCCCGTTCCCACGGCGGTATTTAGCCAGACCGATACGCAGGTCATCCAGCTTCGCAACCTCCTGAACGAGGAAGGCTATGAACTGGCGACGTGGCCGGATCACGCCTGGGTGAAGCTGACCAAGCAAAAGACGTTCTCAGCCACGGCTGCGGAAGTCCAGACCGGCGCACTGGCGACCGACTTCGCGCGCTTCCTTGACGGCTCGATTTGGGACCGCACGCAGGACAGACCTGTGTGGGGGCCGATGAGCCCGCAGCAGTGGCAGCAGGAGAAGGCCGGGCCGACCTTCACCACCATGTATTACGGCTTTCGGCTGCGCGGCAATGACTGGCTCATGACGCCGACGCCGACCGCTGCGGATACCATCGCCTATGAGTACGTCTCCAAACTGTACGTCTACGCATCGGGCGACACGGTTCCAACCAAGAGCGCGTTCACTGCGGATACAGACACCAGCATCTTTGATGAAACCTTGGTTTCGCGTGGCCTGCGCTGGCGGTTCCTGCGGGCCAAGGGCCTCGACTACGCGCAGGAATACAAGGGCTGGATTGAGCTTCTACAGCGCACGGCGGCGCGTGACGGCGGTATGCCGAAACTCAGCATCAGCCGCAATTACCCGTGGACCCGCCTGTCTCCGTTCATCCCGGACGGATCGTACCCCGCGCCGACATGACCGCGCTGTCGCAGTACGTCCCGGAAAAGCAATGGCGGCGCACGGTCGCTGAACGCATCGGGCAACCGTCGCTCGCCACCGACGCGACGACCGGCTTCCTCTATGTGCCGACCTGTGCGGGGACGCCCACCGGCACGCCGGCCACGCAGACGGGGCTCGCTCCCATGATCGTAGATGACACGAACCATCGCCTCTACTTCTGGAGCGGCGGTGTGTGGCGGAACGCAGGCCCCTGATGTTCGTCCCGGCCCCCCTGACCCGTCTAGGCCGCGCCCAGCGTCAGGTCTCCACGTCGTTCTCCTTGCCGGCCCCGACAGGCGGCATCAACGCGCGCGACGCCTATACCGACATGAAGCCGGACGACGCCGTGGCAATGGTGAACGTATTCCCGGAAGCGAACTACGTTGCCGTGCGGAAGGGCCATGCCTCATGGTCTACCGGCATGACCAACGCCGTGCAGACGCTGCTGGTCTACAACGGGTCAAGCGGTTCCGATAAGCTGTTTGCGGCTGCCGGCTCGAAAATATGGGACGCCACATCGTCCGGCGCGGCCTCGTCTGTCGTAACCGGTCTGTCGAACGCCAAATGGCAGTGGACGAACATCGAGAACAGCGGCGGCCTCTATCTGATCGCGGTCAACGGGGCGGATTCGGCGCGCTCCTACGACGGCACGACATGGGCAACGCCCGCCATCACCGGGGCCACGTCCTCGACCTTCATCAACGTCTGCCAGTTCAAGAAGCGTCTGTGGTTCGTGAAGGCGAATTCGCTCGATCTCTATTACCTCGCGACGGAGGCCATTGCCGGGCCTGCCAGCCTGTTCTCGCTGGGCTCCGTGTTCCGCCGAGGCGGCTACATCATGGCAATCGGCAGCTTCTCCCGTGACGCGGGGGAGGGACCTGACGACTTCCTGACGGTCGTGACCAATAACGGCGAGGTGGCCGTCTATCAGGGCACCGACCCGGACAGCGCCACGACGTTCTCCCTGGTGGGCATGTTCGACGTGGGCAAGCCCATCGGCCGGCGCTGCATGGCGCGGCTTAATGGCGACCTGACGATCATTACCCAGGATGGCGTGATTTCGATGCAGGCCGCATTGCAGTTCGACCGCTCGGCCGGGCAGAAGGCCGCCGTCACCGCCAAGATCCAGACGCTATTCAGCCAGCTTGCGAGCAGCTATCGGCTCAACTTCGGCTGGCAGCCCTGTGTCTATCCGAAATCCCGTTACCTGATCGTGAACGTCCCAGCGGCTTCCGACAGCAGCCAAAGCCAGCTCGTGATGAACACCGTCACCGGCTCATGGACGCAGTTCACAGGCATGAACGCCGGCTGCTGGGCGGTTGCCAACGATCTGCTTTATTTCGGCGGGAACGCCGGCACGGTCTATCAGGCCGACAACGGCTATCTGGACAACTCCGGCTCGATCCAGTTCTCGTGCCGCACGGCTTGGCAGATGCACGCCGGGGCCACGAACAAGCAATTCACGGCCGTTCAGCCCGTGATGCTGACAGGCGGCTCGGCCTCGTTCGCCATTCAGGTCGATGTCGATTTCCAGACGGTGGCGCCGACCGGCTATATCGACAGTCCTGCGGTTGCGGGCATGACGTGGCCCTTCACATGGCCCGGCACCTGGGGCGGCACGAACGTCTTGGATGCGCGCTGGCAGTCGGTGGGCGCCATCGGCACCTGGGCCAGCATCAATATCGCGGGCTCAGTCAACGGTTCCGGCTTGCAGATGAATAGCTTCAACCTCGTGTCTCAACGTGGAGGCATCTATTGAGGCTCCTTGAGGGTCATGACGAGACGGTGGCGCGGTTCGTTGCCAATCTCGCGCCTATCGAGCGGCCGGTGTTCAATCCGGGTTTCAAGGCATTCGGCGTCATCCGTGACGATGGGGCTTTGGTCGCTGGGGTTGTATTTGATTGTTGGCGTCCGGCCTTTTCTACGCTAGAATTATCGGGTGCCGCGATTAGCCGGCACGCCTTCGGCCCCCGAATCCTCGCGGAACTTGGCGAGTATGCATTCGGAAAGCTCGGAGTATTCCGATTGTGGGCACGCACCTCGACCAAGAACACAGCCGCTAGGCGCTTTCTTAAGCAGCTAGGGTTCATCGAAGAGGGAGTTTCGGCCCACTACTACGGCCGAGGACATCATGCAGCGACGCTGCGGATCATTCGGCCGGAGTGGAAATATCCATTGGCCGATGAGGCCCGCAAGGCTGCGTGATGGCGCGTCGTCGTCAGTTTCCCAAGGGAATGCCTCTTGTTGAGAGGTTGACTGCACTATCAGAGAGGCAGGAAAACGGCTGCCTGCTGTGGCGCGGGAGCGTGGATTCTTACGGCTACGGGCATATCAAATTCGGCGGGAAGTTGCGTCTTGTTCATCGGGCCGCATTTGCGGAGGCTAAAGGCCCGATCCCGTCTGGCGCGCACATCTGCCACTCCTGCGACAATCGCGCGTGCATTGAGCCATCGCATCTTTGGGCTGGCACGAACCAGGAGAACGTATCCGACAAGGTCCGAAAGGGTCGTCATCTATGTGGGGAACTGTCGGCGCGCAGCAAGCTAACGGCAAATGATGTTCGGGAGATTCTCCGGGCATCTGGTGTCCACAAGGAGATTGGCGCGCGCTACGGGATCAGCGGTCGGTATGTAGGCTCGCTCAAGCGCCAAGAGAACTGGCGTCATCTTTCGGGCGGAGGTGCCTAGTTATGCAAAGCCCCTCCGCTCCCCAGACGCCGAATCCAACACAGATCGGCCAGCAGCAGGCGACGCAGAACGTCCAGACCGGCATCGCGAACGCGACCCTCGGGAATACCAATCAGGTCACGCCCTATGGCAACCTGACGTACACCGAAACAGGCGGGAAGGACGTTGGCGGAAATTGGGTGCCGTCCTACACGGCGACACAGATCCTGAGCCCCGAGCAGCAGGCGATCTACGACAAGACCACGGGCCTACAGTCCGGCGCCCTCGACACGGCCAAGAACGTGATGGGGCAGGTCAATACTGCCGTCAATACGCCGCTCAATTTCGACAACGCGCCCAAGCTGCCGACCGATCAGACGCAGCTACGGAACGACGCCTATAGCGCCCTGACGGCGCGCAGCAACACGGATCTGGACCGCTCGGAAACCGCGCAAAAGACCCAGCTTGCCAACCAGGGCATTACGGAGGGCTCGGAAGCCTACACGCGGGCGCTCGATCCGATCAACCGGGCACGGGTGGACGCATCCAATCAGGCGACCATCAACGCGGGCAACATCGCTGGACAGAACCTGTCGCAGGCTCAGACCCTGCGAAACCAGTCCATCAACGAGACGCAGAGCCTCCGCAATCAGCCCCTTCAGGACTACAGCACGCTGATGGGCCTTGGCGGCGGCGTGCAGAGCCCGACCTATGCCCAGCCGACGCAGGCGAACATCGCGAACACCGACATTACGAGCCCCTACTACAACTCGTATGCGGGCCAGATGCAGCAATACCAGACGCAGCAGAGCGCCAACAACTCCACCATGGGCGGCTTGTTCGGGCTTGGCGGCGCGGGCCTTGGAGCGGCCGGCACCTACTTCGGCTTGGCGGCCATGTGATTACTCACATGAGAACGTCAACATCCCCGTCCACTCAACCTGCGTCGGCTTCGCTATCCTGTTGTAGCGAGCACAATGCTCCGTGGCGGCCTTCATTGCGGGCGCCGGGTCTGGCTGGTTCCACCAAGTCGCCACGCCGCCCTTCTCCGTTCCATCGACTGTCGCGCGCCCCGCACATGCGGAAACGCACAGAAGAAGCACAAGCCAAAGTCGCATGATGGATCACCTTTCGCCCCACAAGAATATCGCGCTCCAGTTCAGCGGCGGCAAGGACAGTCTGGCCCTCGTTCATCTGCTGCGCCCGTATTGGGACCGGCTGACGATTTACCACGTCGATACCGGGGATTTATTGCCGGAAGTGGCCGAGATTGTGGCTGAAGTCGCCGCAATGGTGCCCCGGTTCGTCAAGATCGAGACGAATGCCGCAGGCTGGCAGGCCCGGTTCGGTATGCCGAGCGATCTGGTACCGAGTTCCTGCACCCCGCTGGGCGTGAAGATCGGCATGAGCGATCTACGCATCGTGGACCGTTTCGAGTGCTGTGCCTTCAATATCATGGTGCCGATGCACGAGGCCGCGCTGAAAGACGGCTGCACCTTGGTCATCAGGGGAACCAAGCGCGCCGATATGAAGAGCCTTCCGCACGAAAATGGTCCCACGGGGCTCGGCTATGACTTGTGGCTGCCGCTGCTCGACTGGTCCCACGAGGACGTGTTTGCCTATCTGCGTAAGGTCGGTGCCCCGATCTGCCGCGTCTACGAGAACGGCGTACAGGCCCCCGGGTGCGCGACGTGCCCGGCGTGGTGGAACGAAGGCCGAGCGGCATATCTTGCCAAGCATCATACCACCCTACACTCGGCCTATCAGGCGAAGCTCGCACTGGTTGCCGTTGCAGTCGCCCCGCATTGGGCGCATCTCCAGACGGAGATTGGTTGATGGCTGACAACGGGATGCTTGCATCGCTGCTACTACAACAGAAGCAGCAGATCGACCCCAACCGGGCGCAGTTGGAGTTCGCTCGCAAATTGCAGCAGTCTGGATCATCCATGGAGCCGGTCCGGTCGCCACTGGAAGGTCTCGCCAGAGCCCTCCAGGGCGGCCTTGGCGGCTTTATGAGCGGGCAGGCGATGCGCGCACAGGAGGATGAACGGCAGGCCGATATTCAGGGGCTTGCCGGCCTACTCGGCGCCAAGACGACCGAGGAGCGCGTCGCCGCCGCCAAGGGTCTCCGCAACCCTGATCTGGCCGCTCCGCTGATCGCCCAGCTTGCCGGGCGGCAGATGGAACTCGACGACAAGCGGCAGGTAAGCACAAACGCCTACACGGCGGCGGGCGGGGTTGTGCCGGGCGCGCAGCCTGTCGGGCCTCAGTCTGCCGCCACCCCACCCCTGCCGCAGGGCCAGCCCGCGCCGGGTGGCTTCAACAACAACCTGGGCAACATCCGCGCCACCAACCTGCCGTGGGAAGACAAGGGACCGCCACAGAACGGTTTCGAGACGTTCAACACGGCGCAGGCCGGCGCCAATGCCATGGCGAAGAATTTCGGCGCCTATGTGCAGGCCAATCCCAACACGACGGTTGCGCAGGCAATCGCCAAGTGGGCGCCGCCGACCGAGAACGACACGAACCAGTATATCCGACAGGTCGCGGAAGGCACCGGCATCAATCCGGGCATGCCCCTTGGCGAGCTACAGAAGGACCCCGTCGCCTTCGCGCAGTTCATGGAGGCCGTGACCAAGAAGGAAAAGGGCGGCGTCCCGCAGGGCGTCACCGCCGATACCTTCGTGAATGCGGCAGGCGGTGGCAATGCCCAGCAGCCCGGCCAGCCGCTCACCATCAACATGCAAGGCCCGACGCCGCAGGGCAGCGCGGATGGCTCCATGCCCCCGCAGGCCGCACCGCAGGCCCCCGCAGCCCCGCAGATCAGCCCCGCCGCCGCCGAACTCTCGCGGCAGGCGCAGGCCGCCTACAGGTCCGGAGATCCGGCCCGCGCCGCCGCGTTGCAACAGAAGGCGCAAGAGGTGCAGGCCGCTCATCTTGGAGACATCGACAAGGAGAACCGCGCGCAGTCCCTGAAGCAGCCGCAGGAGAACATCACCAACGAGGGCAAGCTCCGCGACGACTTCAATAATCTCCAGCCGGTGAAGGACTATCGCAAGGCCGCGACCGTGTTCCGTTCGGCCGTCGAGGCGGCAAGGCAGAACAGCAAGGCATCCGACCTGAACATGGTCTACGCCTTTGCGACGATGATGGACCCCGGCTCGGTCGTGCGCGACCAGGAGTCGAACATGGTCATTGCGACGGCGGGCGCCAGCGACCGGATCAAGGGCCTCGTGGCTGGCTTGGCGGGCAATTCCGCACTCGGCCCCGACGTGAAGGAAAAGCTGCTCAACGAAATGGGCAGCCGATACGAGGCGTACAAAGTCGCGCATGACAACCTCGCGCAGACCTTCACGGGCATCGCCCAGCGCAGCAACGCCAACCCACAGAACGTCATCACGCCATTCCCTGAGGTTCCGTACACCAAGAAAACCGACGTCCCGAACGCCAAAGGCGCGGATCTGCGGCAGAAATACGGGCTTGAGTGATGGCAGATATCGCCCTCATCAAGCGCAACCTCTCCCGGATGATCGACCAGGGAGCGCCCGAGGCTGACCTGAACGAATACCTCGGAACGGTAGGCTTCAAGTCGCCGGAGCAGTTTCGCGCGGCCTCGAAGTCCGGCGGTGTGACGGGCGATAATCTCGCGCAGGCATTCGGCGGCGGCGCTACGTTCAATTTTGGCGACGAACTCACGGCCGGCGTTCGCGCTGCGCTGCCCGACTTCTCCAACTGGATGATGCGCGGCCCGGCGCTTCAACGCGACGAAAGCATCGGCGGCAGCCCCCAGGCGCAGACAGTCTCGACCGCGCCCGACTTCCAGGGCCGCTATGACGAGGAACTGGCGAAAGAGCGCGAGAAGCTGAAGAACTTTCAGACCAGCAACCCCGTTGCGGCGGGTGCTGCGAACGTGGCGGGCGGCCTCGCTACCACGGCCCTTGCGTTGCCGGCGGCTGCTACCGCTGTCGGCCCGTCTGCCATTATGAACGTCGCCAAGACCGCAGGCGTCGGTGCTGCATTGGGTGGTGCGGCCGGGTTTGGCGAAGGCGAGGGGACAGAAGACCGGCTTACGAAGGGCGCCATCGGTGGCGCCATCGGTGGCGGCGTCGGTGCATTGACGCGCCCGCTGGCGGCAGTCGGCCGGAGCGTGGCTGAAAGCGCACCGGGCCGCATGGTCCTCGATCCCATCAACAATATCGCGCAGGCTTTGCTTGGCCGGGCCGGCAATGCGCGTGCGGCTGCCCAAGGCATCCGGCCGCCAGAGCCACCGCCCGCTCCCACCCTTTCGGCAGAGCAGGGCGCAGCGCAGCGGCTGGCGACCACGTTCCAGCGCGACCGGCTGACCCCGGAGGCGGCGCAGGCAGAACTGGCACGCCTCGGCCCCGAAGCCATCCCGTCCGATATCAGCCAAAGCCTCTTGCAGCAGGGCGTCAACGCCAAGACGCTCCCCGGCGAGACACGCCAGCTTGCACAGGACTTCTTTTCTCCGCGCGAAGGCGTCGGCCGCATCGGGCGCACGGGCGACCGCATGGTGCAGGCCGCTGAAGGCAATGCGCCGCCGCCGTCTCACTTCGCGCTGACCGGAGAGGGGCAGGTATTCGACCAGAACCTGCGCGCGGTTGGGCAGCGTGCATACGGCGCTATGGAGGAGGCTGGCTTCAAGAACTCGCCCGGTATTTCGCGCTTCCTCGAGGAAAGTCCAGAAGTATCAAAGGCGGTTGAGCGCGTACTGGCAAGCGAACAGGCGGCCCGTGCGGGAACCAACCGCGCGCCGGCTTCCATTATCGACGTGATGCACAAGGTCAAGCGCGAGATTCAGAACCTCGGCCTTGAACCCAGCGGACGCCCCAGCAGCACGGCGCACTACTGGCAGCAGACATCCGACGATTTCGTGAGGACGCTAAAGGCCGCCAATCCTGAATTGGCCGCCGCAGATCGCGCCTATGCCGAAGCGGCATCCCTGCCGGAGCGTTACACCGCTGGCGCGTCCATCTTCAAGCGCGGCATGGGCGAGCAGGCGACGGAATCGTCGGCCCCTGGCATTGCCGACTTGTTGCAGAACTCGACCGCCCAGCAGGCGGCGGCAACCCGTGCAGGCGCGATCAACGCCGTTCGTGACAAGGCGCAGACCCTGACGGGTGCGCGCGGCCTTGCTCGAGATATCGCCTTTGGTGGCGGCGAGAATGGCGTGCAGCAGTCGATCCGCTCCGCCCTGCCGAACGAGGCAGAAAACCTCATCCGCCAGTCTGGTACGGAAGGCATCTTTGCCAACACCGCCAACCGCTATCAGGGCGGCCCGCACACGGCCGATGACCTCCTCGGCGCAGCCGCCGACCTCGGCAACAACATCTCGCTCAAGGGCACGGAACACGGCGTATTTCCACGCATCCAAGAGGGCTTGCGTTCGGCGGTTAATTGGGTGGCGAGCCCCAATGAGGCCGTCCGCAACCAGATCGGCCGAATGCTGCTGGATGCCAACCCGGAAACGCAGCGCCGGACCCTCGACCTAATCGCTCAAATTCTTCAACAGCGCGCGGCGGGAACGCCCGTAGCCGCCGGCCTCGCTCAAGCCGGTGGCGGCCTCGCAGGGAGGGAAGCAAGTGCCATTCAACGGTAGTGGGGTTTACTCTGCGCCGAGCCTTCCCGGCTCATGGAACCCCGCCATCTCGGGACAGGATGCGACGCCCGCAGACTGGAACACGTTGCTTGCCGATATTTCGACGGCGCTCTCGACGTGCTGGACGACGGACGGCCAAAGCACGATTTCGGCCAATCAGGCTATGTCGGGCTTCAAATTCACGGGCGTAGGCGATGCCACGGCGCGCACGCAATACGCCTCGATGGGCCAGATCCAGGATGGCGGTGGCATCTATGCTGCGGCCGGTGGAACGGCCGACGTTATCACACTCACGCTGTCGCCTGTAATTACGGCCTATGCCATCGGGCAGAAGTTCAGCTTCAAGACCGGCGCGTCTGCCAACACAACCACCGTCACCCTGAACGTCAATGGCGTCGGCGCGGGTTCGGTCGTCGGCACGGATGGCAGCGCCCTGGCGGCCGGGGAACTTCAGGCTTCCCGGATCGTGGTTGTCGAGGTTGTGGCGACGACGCCGGTCTTCCAGATCATCAGCCAAGCATCTACCGCCGCAACGCAGGCTGCCGGCAACAGCACAACCAAGGTAGCAACTACGGCCTTTGTTGGCGCCGCCGTCGCGGTGGCTGTCAGCGGTTTGAATGCGTCGCTGCGGTCCTATCTTGCTGGCCTCACGCTCTCGACCGCAGGCAGCTCTGGAACTTTCGGCATCGCAACAGGCGTTGCAACGGACACAACGAGCGCGTTCGTCATGTCGCTGGCGTCTGCATATACTAAGACGACCTCGGCATGGGCGGTCGGCACCGGCAGCGGTTCGCTCGATACCGGCGCGATTGCCAACACGACTTGGTACCATGTGCATCTGATCCGCCGACCGGACACGGGCGTGGTCGACGTGCTGACTTCTCTTAGCGCTATGTCCCCGACGCTGCCGACCAATTACACGCAGTTCCGGCGCATCGGCTCGATGCAGACCAACGGCTCCGCTCAGTGGGTGAAGTTCAATCAGCTAGGCGACGATTTCTATCGTCTCGAAAATCTCGATTACACCTTAGGTGGCGGCACCGCCGTTGCCGCCCTGAAGACGCTTAGTGTGCCGACAGGGGTTATTGTCGAGCCGTTCACAACGGTAGTGGCATCCGCCGTTAATAACAATAACGCCGTCGTGCAATATGCCCCCGCCGCCGACGCCACGTTGCTGTTCACAGTGGGGAAGCACTACGAAGGCGATGCGGCAAACGGATCTTCTTCAAGTAACTCCGTCATAGGCCCGGCGACGAATACCTCGGCGCAGATATACGTCGCGCAACCGGGTGCCGGAGGCCTTTCTCAATACATCTACACTTACGGCTGGCGAGACACGCGAGGCCGCAATGATTGACGTAATCAACGCTTGCTCGCTCGACACGGCCGGCACGGCAGCAGGCGGCGCAGGTTCCAACGGCGTCGTCATCATTACCGAATTCTGTTCTCAGTAGGAGAATCCCATGCTCAATCCAGTTTCTCTCGTGCTTAACAACGTCGAGGTGTCCTCGACTGTTCCGCTTCCCGTCGCGATCTATGAGGGCGCCGCTGGCGGCATCACCTGGGGCGCTCCTACGGCGGTTGCCGTCACGGCGGGGCCAACCTCCACCACGCTCATTGCGGCGAACGCCTCCCGCACGGCCATCTCGATCTGGAACCCAGTCGGCAACGCGCAGATGAGCGTCGATATCTCGGGCGGCGTGGCGGTGCTTGCGACGGGGCTGCCCTTGCTTGCCGGCGCCGTCCTGACCCTGAGCGGCGCCGACTGCCCGGTGGGCGCGATCACCTTCATCGGCACGGCGGGGCAGAGCCTCGTCTATCAACAGGGGACCTAAGATGGCCTTCGCAGTCACCCAGCCGGCCCTTACCTCTGCCGCCATCATCGCCGCGCTGGGCTTCACCCCGGCGTCATCGACAATGGCCGATGGCAGCGCGGCGGCCCCGAGCCTGTCCTTTGCGACCGCAACGGATATGGGGTTCTTCAAGGTCGCCACGAATACCTTGGGAATCGCGGCGGCTGGGAAGCCGGTTGCCGAGTTCCAGTATCGAGACCTGGGCTATCAGAATGCCCGCCTCATCCTGGGCACCGGAACGAACGTCAGCGACGTTACGCAGGACACGTTCCTTGCGACCATCAATACGCCATCGTTCACCGTAACGGGCGCGGCGGCTCGGCCAGTCGCGTTCAATATGGGAACGATTACCGTCACCAACGCGGACACGACGACCAAGACGGCGCAGTTTGCGATGCTGGAGATGGACAAGTTCGACATCTATGCGCGAAACGGCTCCGGGTCTACGGGCGCCGATGCGGTCATTCTCAATCGCGTCGTCAACACCCGTTTCCGGTTCCATATCCCCTACGAATACGTGACGCTCGTTACCAGCGTCGGCATAGACTTCGTCATGCCGAACGTGACGGCGACGGGCGCGGCGGTGACGAACTATCGAGCCATCAATATCCCGAGCATGACGGGCTCTGGCGGAACGAACTTCACCGGGATGTTCTTCAACAACGACCCGAGCAAGGGCGGCATTTCGTCGGCCGATGGCGTCAACCTGTCCATGTGGGCGGGGTCGGCCGGGTCCAGTACCGCCAACCTCGTGCTGGGCAGCACCGGAAGCAGCGGTCGCGTCAAGCTCCAGAATCAGGGCGTCGATGTCATCGTGGCGGGCACCAGCGGCGGTGGCGCCTGGCTGGAGGCCAATGTCGGCGGCAGTGTGCCGGTTTGGGGGCCGAACGGCGCGGCCTCGGACATTCACCTTGGGCTTTATTCCAAAGGCGCGAACTCCGTCATCCTCGGATCTCAATTGGGGACCGGACAGGTCCGCGTAACACATACCGCGTCGGCAAATCGCTATATCTCGCTGACGGGATCAAATGGCGGCAATCCGACGATCAGCGTGTCTGCGGGCGCCCTGGCTGTCGGCGCAGAGCTTGTAACGCTGGCAAGCGCCACCGGCACCGCTGGCTTCAATCTCCCGCACGGCACCGCGCCCACAAGCCCCGCCAATGGCGACATGTGGACGACGACCTCCGGCCTATTCGTGCAGATCAACGGCGTCACCAAGACCGTCACCCTTACCTAAAGAGACAAATCCACATGCAGCCGACTCCCCAACAGCCCCCCATGACCGGCCATCAGTATCTTGCGACGCGCGTTGCCAATTCCGACGCGGCGGTCGCCGCCCTGATGGACGAGAACAACACGCTACGAGCCGAGAACGAGAAACTGAAGGCGGAAGTCGAGAAGCTAAAGGCACCGGCCGATCCGCCAAAGAAGTAACGAAGCGGCCCCCCGGAAGGCTGGCACCTAACCGGGGAGCCTAACCGCAGCAGCCTGAAAAAGGAGGCTACTTTGGCTGAGACGAGCCTAGACCGGAATCGGGCAAAATGACCAAAGCCGATTTCCTTGAGCTGATGGGCGCGCTTTCCCCGCCTGCGTTTTTCGGCGCCCTTATCGGGCTGCGATACGCCAAGGACCAGACCCTCCAGCAGCGCGGCGTCAATTTCCTGATCTCTGCCGGGCTGGGCATCGTGGCGGGCGGGGTCTCCGGCGAGGTCTGGCACTTCGGGCCGTGGGTAGTCTCCGCAATCGGCATCTTGGCCGCCGTGGTCGGGATGGATGTCATCGCCGGTATTCGCGCGGTCTCCGGGCAATTCAGCACAGATCCGCTGGGCGCCTTCAAGGCGTGGTGGTCGGCGTGGTGGAAGAAGGGTGCGTCATGAACGACGCGGAAATCCAGTTCATCACCGTCTGCCTGCTGCTGGCCGTGTATCTCGGGTTTCGCGAGTTCGTCCACCGCAAGAAAAACAAAAGGACCCGATGAAGATCAGCGACCAAGGGCTTGAGATACTGATCGAGCGCGAGGGCAAGCGGAACGACGCCTATCTCGACAGCGTCGGCGTGCCCACAATCGGCATTGGGCATACTGGACCCGAGGTACACCTTGGCCTGCACTGGAACGACGACCAGATCGAAGCCGCCCTGCGCGCCGATCTCGACCGTTTCGAGGACGCCATAAACGACAGCGTCACGGTGGGGCTGGAACCGTACCAATTCGACGCGCTGGTGTCTTTTGCCTTCAATGTGGGCGTGGGTGCCTTCAAGACCTCGACGCTTCTTCGCAAGATCAACCTGATGCAGTTCGAAGCCGCCGCCGAGCAATTCGACCGCTGGCACATTCCCCCGGAAATCACCCGCCGCCGCAACGGGGAAAAAGAACAATTTAAGGGCACCCATTTTGTGGCCCAGTACCCATGATGGTTCCTCGGAAAATGACCCTAGCCGAGCGGCTAGATTTCCACTCAATCCCTGAGCCTAACTCCGGGTGTCTTTTGTGGACGGCCAAATGCACACCTAGCGGCCATGGGATGTTGAAGTGGGGCCGCGCGGGGAAAATGGCACACCGCTTGGCGTGGACCGCTCATCGTTCGCCTATTCCTGATGGACTTCTCGTTTGTCACAAGTGCGACGTTCCAAGCTGCATTAATCCAGCGCATTTGTTTCTAGGAACTACTCAAGACAACACCGCCGACAAAATGCGCAAAGGGCGGCACAGGTCCCCAAGGGGCAGCCGACATGGTTGGGCCAAGCTAACTGAGTCCCAAGCCTTAGAAATCAGAAAATCAGATGGCAGCGCGCGAGTGGTCGCCGCTGAGTATGGCGTCTCCCGCGCGACTGTTTCTCTCATCCGCAGCAATAAAATATGGCGGCACATATGAACGAACAGTTCGCCGGCCGCCACTTCGTCGCGCAGTATCCGTGACCCGCGCCCTCGCCATCGGAGCCGCCGTCCTAGCCGCCATCGCCGGGCTGCTGGGCTGGCTTCTCCTCCGCGCTCACGAGGATCTAGGCAAGGCGGAACTCGCCGCCGCCGTGAACGCCGAAACCATCAAGACCTTGCAAGCCAACGAAGCCCGCAACATCGAGATCGACAAGCAAATAGAAGCTGCTCTGCAAAAGACCGCCGCCACAACCCGCGAGGTGATGCGTGCAATCAATACGTCGAGCGATACCGGCGCTTGCGCTAAATCTGAGCCTGTCAGGGCTCTTGACGGCCTGCGGCGCCCCAACCCCGGTGATAAAGACGGTGGACAAGCCCCCGCCGCAGCGGCTCCTAAGCCCCTGCATCCGACCGGACGATAAGCCCGATACGGTGAGCGACCGCGTATTCGCTTCGTGGGTGGCGGATACCTGGCAGCGCGGGCAGGACTGCGCCGACAAGGTGGATGGCTGGATTGAGTGGAAGGCGGGCAAGTAGTGTCCACACCCCAGCTTACCGACGCCGCGTGCCAGGAGGCGGTGGACCTCCTGGCAACGCACAATTCGATTACCAACGCCGCGCGGGCTTTGGGGCTATCCCGTACCACCTTCGGAAGCCGGGTCCACGAGGCGAGGCGCCGGGGCTTCAAGTCCACCATCCAACCCCGCCTTGTGGTCCGGGGCCAGTCGATCTTTCGCAACGAAGCCGGCGAGGAAGTCGCCCGGTGGGACAAGACCGGGCTGGAGGGCAGGGAGGCCGCCGACGCGACGCAGCTCCCCGATCCTAAAAGGATCGTCAAGCTATCGACGCTCTACGACCAAGCCGGCAAGGTCACGCAGCAATGGGTGAGCGAGAAGCCGGAGGACGCGGTACGCGAGGCCCTGTGGCTGGAATGCGCCGCCAAGATCGCCGCCGATGTAAAGCGCGCTGCTTTAGTTAAAGCCCCCAAGGGCATCACGCACAAGGACCTGTTGGCCGTCTACCCGGTGGGCGATCACCACACCGGAATGATGGCGTGGCCGTCCGAAACCGGAGGCGGGGCCTACGACCTCAAGATTGCCGAGCAGATCCTGCGCGATGCCTCCTTCCGGCTGATAGGCGTTTGCCCGCCCTGCGACCAAGCATTGATCGCGTTCCTCGGGGACTTCCTCCACTACGACAGTTACGACACGGTCACGCCTGCCCATAAGAACCTGCTGGATGCAGACGGCCGGTATCCCAAGATGGTGGAGGTGGCCGTCAGGATGATCCGCCACGTCGTCGCGGCGGCCCTGGAGCGGCACAAACACGTCACCCTGATCTTTGAGCCGGGCAACCACGACCCGTCCAGCGCGGCCTTCATGACCATCCTGCTGGCCTGCCTGTACGAGAACGAGCCCCGCGTGACCGTGGATAAGGCCCCGCGCCACTATCACTATTACGAGTTCGGCAAGGTGCTGCTGGGCACGCACCACGGCGACAAGGCCAAGCCCGCGATGCTGCCGGGCATCATGGCGCACGACATGCCGGAAGCGTGGGGCAGGACCGTCCATCGCCTCTGGATGACAGGCCATGTCCACCACGAAAGCCGCAAGGAATACGCCGGCTGCAAGGTCGAGACGTTCGGCGTTCTGGCACCCGCAGACGCCTATTCCGCCCATGCCGGCTATCGCAGCGAACAGTCGATGAAGGCCATCGTCTTTCACCGTGAGCATGGCGAGGTGGAGCGCCACACCGTCTGCCCGACAATGTTTGAGGCCGCCGCATGATCCGCCGCGCCACCCCCGACGACATTGAAGCTATCGAGGCCGCAGACCGCGTCTGCTTCCCCTTCGACAAGCCGTACATGTTCGCATGGGACAAAAATGCATCGTGGGTGGCGCACGACAAGGAGGAGCTTGTCGGCTACCTGTCAGCCCATCCGCTCCGCAATGGGATTTGGTTCTTCTCCCGCGTCGGCGTCATGCCATCGCACAGAGGGCAGGGGCTACAGCGCAAGCTGATGACCGTGATGGAGCGCCACGGCCGCCGCGAGGGATGGCGGGAGGTCGTCACCTACACCGTAGGCCGCAACGGCTACTCGACGGCGAATATCTTGGAAGCGGGATACCGGACCTATGAGCCGCGCAAGTCCTACGTCGGTTTTCAGGTTGTCCACTTACGAAAGAAGCTCGGCAATGACTAGCTGCCTTCCCCGCCTTCACGATGTGAACGGCGAGCTATCCGTTAGGTTCTTCAAGGACGGGGTAGACCACAAGTTCGACGTGTCCGTTGAGGCCCTAGCCACCTTCATGCAGGACGGCATGGACGCACTGGCACGGAGGATACGGAAGCCGGCGCGTGTCGCCCATCCGTCCGACAGTGACCAGCCGAGGCCGCCAGTATGAAAACCGGGGCGTACCTCTCGGCAGAGGCCCCGGCCACAACCGGCGATCAACCCGGCCGCCCCTGGTGGGGTCTTAAGAAACGGATGCTCACCTGTGTTATTCCTACGGGCGGGTGCTTTGCTTTGTCCCGCCATTTGGCGGCGGATAGACATTTCCCGACTGTGCCGTGGGCGTGCCCGACCCCGGTAAAACCCTGTAAAACCCGTAAACTCGATCCCGACGGCTACCGGATTGAATGTTGCCACACTGGTTCCCGGTAACGCCTAAACCCCGTATTTGCTGCCCGTTCGTCGTTTGCCAATCAACGGTAAATCCCGCAACGTCCCGAGAACGCCCGCCCGCACTGTGACAGGTGCGTGCCAAGAAGGGCGAGTGTGACACGGGCACAGTGGGGAAAGCATGGCGACGTTTCGTCAACGCGGGGGAAGATGGCAGGCGATTATCCGCCGCACCGACCTGAGGGCAAGCAAGTCGTTCGACCGGAAGATAGATGCCGTGGCCTGGGCGAGGGCGCGGGAACGGGACGCCGACATGGCGGGCACCATGCCGGGCACGATGTCGGGCACGCTGGCCCCGGTGATTGATCGATACGAGCGCGAGGTCTGGCCGTCGAAGCGGTGGGGAGCCTCCAAGGCACACGAACTCACGGTGCTTCGCCGTGACCTTGGCGGGCGCCTCCTGAGCGATTTCTCGCAGGCGACGGTCCTTGCCTACGTCCGAGGGCTGAACATCACTGGCGGGGGAATTTCCACCCGTCTGAGCTATCTGAAGGAGGTGCTTAAAACCGCCCGCGATCTGTGGGGCCTGCCAGTGCCCCTGGGCGAGGTCGAGGCGGCCATATCGTCGGCGAAGCGGATGAAGATCGCGGGCAAGTCGCAGGCACGGACCCGGCGTCCGACGCAGACCGAGATCGACGCGGTGATCGCCTACAGCGAGGCGCAGACGCGGTCCCTGATAGACCTTGGCGTGTTGGTGCGGATCCTGTCCGTCCTTCCGCTGCGGTTGGGGGAACTGCTCGGCATCCAGTGGGGCGACATCGACGCGGGCCGGCGATCCGCCGTCATCCGCTCGCGCAAGCATCCCGATATCCGGGTTCGGGAGAAGAACGACCAAGAGGTGCCATTGATCGCCTTCGCGGGCGTTGACACATTCGACCTGATCGCAGGGCGGCCTCGATACTTCGATAGCCCGTTCCCCTACAAGCGCACGTCCGTCTCGGCGGCATTCCAGGCGGCGACGATCAAGTGCCAGATCCACGACCTGCATATCCACGACCTGCGGGCGCACGCCATATCCCGGCTGCTGGAGGGCGGCCTGCAAATCCCGCTGGTGGCGCTGATCAGCGGGCACAAGAATTGGAAGGTGCTCGCGTCCCACTATGCCCGCATCGACCCGCTGGCCGTGCACGACGCACTCAAGCGGCTGTGACGGTGCGGGCCTTCAGGTAGTCCTCGACGGCATCGGCCTTGAAGAGCCTCTTGCGGCCGGCTTTCACGAACGACGGCAGGTCACGGTGCGGGCGGTTCTTCAGCGTCTTCACGGAGACGCCCAGCAGCGATGCCAGGTCGTCCTCGGTGATGAGGTTGAAGCGTTCCAGAAGGTGTTTCGGCTCGGTCATGACCGCCTCACTCGCGTCGGCGTCCCGGCCCGGACTTGAAGCGCGATCCAGATGCGGAGCGCCGCCCATAGAACATGAGCCCTCCCGATTTCTATGTCGCTCATGTCACAGATCCTTTGCGCTCATGTCACAGCTTTGCGGGCGGCGGCACAATATGATCGCCGCCTTCTTGCTTCTCTGCCGATGCGGCCCAGTCGGCCCACGCATTAAGCGCCGCCGCCAGCGTGCGCGCCTCTCGCACGTCAGCCCGGCAGAACTCCAATTCGTACAAGCACAAACTTTCGCCGGACCCTTGCGTGAACACCACGACCATAGACCCAGAGGAGAACCCAGGATGAGGGCCGATTTCGATCATCGTCTCTGATTCGGTGTAGCCAATGTCAACGCGCGCCGATGCGACGGTTTCGTCGGCGTCGCGGTAAAGTGCATCTATAATCCGTTCAATGGATTTCATCGCTTCCCTCCCTCAACACTGTCTGTCCGTTAACCTTGCGCTTCCACTTCGATTGAAAGGCGGGGGCCTTGCGGATGCCCAGCGCCTTGTCCCGCTGCCGTGTGGACTTCGCGATCTGCCCGACATCGACGGCGGTTTTGGGCTTATGGCAGCAGTCCCATCCCAGGAGCCTGCCATCGGCCGCAGTCAGCGGGCGGCTCTTGTCGGCCAGCAGCCCCTCGGGGATGGTGTGGTCCACGTGATAGGGCTTGTGGCCCAGCACCAGCCCGCATCCCTCGCAGGCGATCCGGCCGTCGCCATTCACGGCGCGCAGGACGATCTCCGCGCGGACCTTGCGGGGGAACTCGCGGCGGCTCATTGTACCTCCAGCACGCGGACGCCAGCCGCCTTTGCGCGCCGCACCATATCTGCCGTGCCGATGCCACCGGGGAATGCGACGACCAAATCGGGCTTTCCATGATCAAGCATCTTCTGGTTGCGAATCGGTCCGGCTGCCCGGCCGTGCTTGTTCCAATCCGCCTGATACACCCTGCATTCAACTCGCCGCCTATGTGACCATTCTCCGGCGCACGCATCCGCGCCGTTTGCGCCGCCATGCATGACAAACGTCGGTTGGGGCACAAGCCCATCAAGCGACGTGAAGACCGAGCGAATGTCGTGGTAGTCTCGGCCGCCGCAAACAAGCACCCTCACGCTGCCTCCTTGAGCGGAATGGCCCGCTCCGCGCTCATGCTGCCCGCCGTTCAGCGACCGGGAGAAGGTCGCCGGGATCTGTCAGCGCGACGCCCTTCTCGGAGAAGTGCCGGTGGATGCCATCCAGGTAGGCCGTTGCCTGCTTCGTGGTCATGAGTCGGCTGATGGGAAAGTCGAGTGGCTCCATCATGAGGGCGACTTTCTGCTCGTAGGGAAGCGGCCGAACGATGGCGTCATACCGCTCGCGAAAGTCCCCGTTCTCGGCCCTGAGGATGGGAACGCCGATGGTCAGCTTGCAATATCCGCGCACTTCCTCCGGCGTCCAGTCGCCTAATTGCTCTGCTATCTCGTTCAGCCAAAGCCGCTGGAGCTTGTTCTGCCGCAGGGTCCGCTTTCCGCCCTTCGACAGGGATACGGTCAGCGGCAGCGGCTGGCTTTGTATGAAGCGGACCAGCAAAATCCGGTCCTGCTCTGTTTCCACGAAGCGCGTGGTCATGCGGCGATGGCCTTGAAGCGGTCGCGGGCGTTGTCAGCCGCGAGGCAGACGCGCTCATACTGTTCCGGGTGGTTGTCCTCCAGCTTGCCGAGCGCCTTTTCGTTGCTCTCAAACCAGCCGTCCACGTCCTCGCGGCTGCTGGCGAAGTTGAGCGATTCGATGGCCGTGTCTGCCCAAGCTTTCGCATTGGCCGCCGCCTTCTTGTCGGCGCCGATGCGATAAGTGGACTTGTCGTTGCCGGTCGTCGCCACGATCTCCTGGCGGGCCTGCTCGATGCTGTTGGACGCTGCGCCCATCACGCCGGTTTCGCGCCCAGCCGCCGCGTTGCCGTCGTCATCGACGGGGGCCACGCCGCAGAATGCCGACAGGCTGAACCGGCGCGCGTAGGTGATGGCCGAGCCGACGCCGTGGGCATCAGGCTTCGCGGTGGGCATCCCGAGCGTGTTGGAAAGCCACTGGCCCGACGAGTGCATCAGCATCGTCTCGACCTCGATGCCGTTGTCGGATCGGCGCGGAAGCTGGATGATCGACAGTCCGTTCTTGGCGAGCGGCTCCCTGACGGCATCCCATACCGCGCCGAGGTCGGCGTACTTGGAGCGAAACGCGGGATTGCTCTTGTCCTTGACGGCTCCCTCGATCTCGCCTTGTGCCTTCGCCATTGCGGCGGCTAGTTCGTTGATGTTTTCGCTGCGGTTCATGTCGTTCTCCTAGGTGAAAAGCCAGATGATCCATCGGCGGAACAAGCCGTACCGACGCCGTGGTGGAATGGGGCACAGTGTGGTGCCGCAACGCGGGTCGTTCATGTCCGCTCCATCGCGTTCTCGAGGGCGTCGCTGTATCCGTCCGTTGACAGGTACTCCCCCGCCCACTCCTCCAGCATCGCCTGCATCTGGTCGTCGATCTGGTGGTGGACGAGCTTGACGCTGATCAGGTCAACCTCGGCGGGATCGGCGGGCTGCGGCGTGCCGTACATGACGGCGGGGCTGCCGGGCGTGAAGCTGTACTCAATCAGCACTTCCAGGCTGTCGGGCTGGAGCCCGAACGGCGCGTAGGCCGTCATGCGGTGCTTGGTCCTCATACCCGTCCCTCCTTCTTGAGAAGCCGCGCGTGGTCGGCCATGTCGGCAATGCGACCCACGAAGCGGTCATGCGCGTAGCGTTCGGCGTAGGCTTCCGCCTCGGTCGGCGTCATGCCCAGTTCCTCGCCCTCTTCCAGAAGGCGGTCGTATCCGTCGATCCAGAGGTCCTTGTTCATCGCCGTGCCTCCGCTCTTGCGTTCCACGTCTCGTATTCGTCCTGTAGAATGCTGACATCGAAGGCGAAGGAGTCGGGATCGATGCCCGCGTCGTCGGCTTCCTTCTGCTCGGCGCCGTGCAGGCTGGAGAGGAGGTCAAGAACGCGGCCCGCAAAATCGCTGGCGTGGTTGTCGATCTCCTTGACCAGTTCCGCGTCGTATGTGCGGTCACGTCTGGCTTTGACTGCCATCAGGTAGAACCGCGCCGCCTGTTCCATCTGCGTCAGTTCCTGGCGGGTGTCCGACCACTGCTCTTTGATGCTGTGGCGGCGGGCGGCGTGTCCCGCGCTACGGCTGGGCCAGGAGGTTGATCCGTCCATCACAATGCTCCCTAAAAGCAGGTGTCGCAGGTGCAGTGATTACGCTTGCCGCTCTCGCAGCGGGGCGAGGCGTCGTGCGGCGGCATCATCATTGAAGCGCCGTTCGCGTCGCAGTATGTGCACTCGCCGACCGGCATCCGCCGCACACGAGCCGGGCGAGGTGTCTTCTCGGCGTGTGCGTTGAGGATGGCGCAAACCTTCACCGCGTCTTCAATGTTCGCTTCGGCAACGGCGCTCACGACGCGGGACACGAACCCGTTAGCGACCGGGAACTCGACGCCCGGCTCGCTGGTTCCGTCCGGGTAGACAATCAAGCTCTGCATGTTCCGTCTCCCTAGTTAAGCTGGCACTCAGTTGAGCCGACCGTGATCGGCTCTCAGAGGGTCAGAACACGCGGACTGCGCTCGGTCAAGCGAAACTTAAGCCGTTAGGCAAAAAAAATCACATGCGCGGACGAATCTCGGCAATCCGGTATGCTTTGGCCCACTTCTTACGGCTCAGTTCATAGTCTTTCGCGGGATTGAACTGCCGAACGCGCCAAGCATCGGAGCCGACCCGCAGCAGCCGCTTGACCAGCCCGTACATCGTGCCGTCCTCGGCTTGGTGCACGAACACGCAGTCGGAGCCCGGCAGCAGGGGCAGGGCGGGGTTGATGACCACCTGATCGCCTTGGGCCAGCCGCTCCAACATGCTGTCGCCGACGACGTGGAAGGCCCAGGGATCGCGGACGTTCAGCGTGCGCTCGGACCGGCGGATATAGTCAATCGGCTCGGCGGTCAGGATCATTTCGCCGTCGCCGTCACCGGCCGCGACGCTTGCCCATACGGGAATATCAGGCTTGTCGGTCGGAGGTGAGAAAATGGCGGGGGTTTCCGTTGCGCCAAGGCGCCGCTGGGGCGGCTCCGGCGCCAGAAAGCTGATCTGCCCTGAAGGCGGCGGCTCCCGCGTGAGATTATCCACAGTCGTGTGGAGGAACGCCGCGAGGTCGCTGTAGCGGGTGACCTTGGGGCCGGTGTCCTTGGCGAACCACTGCGAGACAGCCGACTCGGTGATCTTGAAATGGCGCGCGATATCGACCGGCTTCTTGCCGGCACTCAGCATTGCGGCCTCGATACGCTTACCAATCCCCATTCTTAAGTTGTCCCGAATAGCCGGATCAACCGCTACTAAAGTTTTGCTTGCGTGGAACTTTAGTAACGCTTATGGTTGCGTCATGAGCAGTCTTGGATTTGATCTCGCGCGGGAAGCGGCAGGCGGCAAAAACGTCGATCTTGCCAAGCTTCTAGGCATTACCGAATCGGCCGTGAGCCAGTGGGCTTCCGTGCCGCCCGACCGAGCTATCGAGATCGAGGAAAAGACCGGCGGCAAGGTCACGCGGTATCAGATCAGACCCGACTACTTTGGCGCACTTCCCCCTGCCAAGCCTCGCCGTGCAGCAAAGCGAGTCAGGTCATGAACCTCGACAAGAAAGCCCTCGCCGGTTTCATTCAGGAAATCGAGGACAGCCGCACCCGCCAGAAGGGCGAGACGGAATTCCAGCGCGATGTATTCAAGCGTGCCAAGGAAAAGCAGTTTGACGTTAAGGCCCTGCGGATCGTCTTGCAGCGCCGCGCGATGGAGACGACGCGCCGTGACGAGCAAGACTACAACGTCCATGCCTACGAACTCGCGCTAGGTGTCAAAAAGGACGCCATAGAAGCGATGGAGCAGGGTGCGACGGCCCGAGAGGCCGCCCGACGCTTCCACCTTCCCAGGGCCGCCGTAACGGCTTTAAAGCCCGGCACAGAAAACGAAGAATTTGAGCCAGCCCACGACAGCGAGACGGGCGAACATTCAGAAACGGCCGATCTAGACACCCGGTCGTTAGGCAGTGACGAGGGCACGGCTGACGTAACGACAGCTTCAGCCCTTGTCGCTGCCGATAACAGCGCGGCTCCCGAGGAGGCAACTCTTGATCGACCGCAGTCGGAACATGCTTCCGGTTCTGACAAGCCAGCACCCGATGGGGAGATATGGGCTGGCACTAATTCGACATCTTGCGGCGGCACATGCCCCACAAAGGAGCCGGAGACCGACCGGCATGTGATTGGCCATCCGACCGGCCCGCAAGACCCTATCACAGACGACGACGCCAGCGCCTTCATGGAAGCGGCTCGGGCCAAGCTCGACGCCCTGAAGCGCGCGCGGGGCTTCGCATGACCGGCCTCTGCCTCTTGGCGGTGTGCTTCGTCGTCCTGGTGGTGGAGGCGTGCGAGTGACGCGCCCTAGCCCAGGCCCAAAGGTCTACGACGTTCGAATCGGCGCGAGGCCGTTGCCCGCCGATCTGCGCGCCTCCCCTGGTCAGCGCAGGCCCGACCGTTTGCTCCCCGCGCGGTCGGGCGCTCTTCACAGCCTGGACTTCTCCTCCCCCAGGCTTGCCTGCCCCGCTGGTGCTGCCTTCGGGCGCACTGGCGGGGACTTTCTGATTGCGTCGAGGGGCAGATAGATGGCTCGCATATCTATTGAGTGGCGCCTTACAAATTACGTCACCGTTGCCGCCAACGGATGCCGTATTTGGACGCGCAGATGCGGGAAAAATGGGTATGGCGTGGTGGGCTATCAGGGGCGTCTCCAATCGGCGCACCGGGTCGCGTTCAAGGTATTCCGGGGAGAAATCCCCGATGGAATGCTTGTTTGCCATAGGTGCGATACCCCCGCCTGCGTTAATCCCGATCATCTTTTTCTCGGCACAGCCGCCGACAACATGGCGGACAAAGTCGCCAAGGGGCGACAGCGCAGCTTGAGCGGGGACGCGCATCCCCGCGTGCGGCTTGCTGACAATCAGGTCGCCCAGGTCATCGCCGCAGTTCAAACCGAGCGCGTCGCTGATGTCGCTAGGCGTTTTAGTATCAGCGCTTGGCACGTTTACAAGATTTGCGCCGGACTTCGGCGCTCTAAAGTCGATGGAGTTTCCGCATGACCCATCGCGCTCTCGATCGTTCGCCGCAAGCTTGCCGGCAATCCGACGAACGATCGTTCCAAGTCGCTCCAGTCTCAAGCTTCTCTCCATGCACACACATTGGAGAAAGCCATGACCAAGAGGTTGGGACGTTCACCCAAGCAGGAGAACAGCGTGTCCGTGCAGGCTGAAACCAAGGCGCTGTTATGGGCCGCTGTGCCCCGGCGCATGGGCGACAACGTGAAGTCGTGGACGCTGTATGCCGCGCATCAGCTTGGCTGGAACCCGCGCCGAGTGCGGGCGATCTGGAACGAAGAGGCCCGCGTGATTCGGGCGGAAGAGTGGACCGCGTTGAATGAAAAACTGGCCGATCTGACGAGCGCAGCGGCACGGAGGCAAGAGGCGATCAATGAACTTCAGACTATGGCGCGGGCGTCTACTGCTCAGACTGTCAATCGTTCTGGACCGTTGGGCGTGGCGCGCAATGCACCAAGCCAAGAAGGATTTCGGTCGAAGCGTTAGGCCCGCTGGCGACCTGTTCGACCAAGACAATCCAAGCGACCTGAAGGAACTGTTCGACACCAACCGGGAATTCCTCGTCAATCAGGCCGGCTCCGTCGTCGAGGCCCAGCGCCAGATGATGCAGTTCGCCCGCATGTCGGT